AACCTGTACTGCATTTGCCTCTGTAGCCTTGCTAAGAGTATCTGCAAAGAATCCCTTTAGGTCTACTAACATTTTTGCAAAATCAGGTTCTTCAACTGCAGCTTCTGCTTGAGGAGCATCAACTGACTTAAAGACATCTACAGAAGCAGAGTCTGCATCTTCCACTGAGTTATCAGCGTTTGGTGCATCTTCGACTGCAGGTGCATCAGATGCCACTACGGTCTCTTCAACGATTGCTGTTTCTGCAGTTACTACTGTTGAATCTTCAGCTGTTACGTTTAGTTTTTCCACTTCATTACCTCCTTGTACGTTAACCTGTTTTGCTATTGTTTGTATTCCAGGTAACGGAACTCTTGACTTCTTAAATGAAGCAAGAATCTTATCTATCTCTTTTGATTTGTTTATGTCTGAGCTTTCTACCCATCCAATTAGCGTAGCTTCTTTTCCAGTAACTGGAGAAGAATACGTTTTGTCTGTCGAGATAAAAACAGAATCGCTTTCTTCGCAATAAAAAATATTTTCTGTAACTACATCTGCTGCCATACCTTTAAATACAAGTTGGCCGTTCATTTTTTCTATTGAAATAATATTGCACATTTCATTTGCTGGAGAATCAACAATTGATAATTCAATTAAATCGTAATCTTTAATAAATCTTACAGTTTCTCCTGTTGCTTTATTCATTTCATTATCTGACTCTTTAATTTTTCCGCCAATTGAAAAACCTGAAAGTGTTCCGTCAAGAACTTTCTCCCATGTATCTTGTGCACCTTTAGAGATATATGATGTTACATAAACTCCATTATAAAATTCTTTTGATTTTTGATCGTAATATGTTTCTGGTTTAAAAGAAACTACTTTGCCTACAGCTAGTGGCTGATGCATCTCTCTAAGATTGCCTCTAAAACTTTCAAATGCTTTCAGGCTTGCTTCTGCTGTTACAACATCACCTGTTTGATCTACATTGTCTAATGTAGCAAATCCAGAAACAGTTCTATTCTCCCTATTCACTTTTGTGAACGGGACAGCTAAATGAATGTTTTGGCCGTCGGTGGACCACTGGGCTTTTTCAATGTTCATATGCTTAATTTTAATGGTTTATCTACTATAAAGCAAATAGCAGTTGATTAGGGTTAGTCAACCCTTTTTCCGTCACCCTTTGCATTTCTGCCTTCTCCGACTTTATCGGAAGATGCGGCAGATCTTTCTGAATCCCTAGCCCTAGTTTTGCCAGCAGTTGCTTTTTGATCAGCTGCTTGCTGTGGCTTTAATTCAACCATTTCATCTCCACCGTCAACAGGAATCATTCCTTTTCTAATTCTAACTTCATTAGGCGTAATTACCTGCATTCTTAAATATCTTTCGTCTATTTGAGACTGAGTATCTTCGTCAGTTAAGGTCAACTCTTCAAATTTAATTTTTAATGCATCTGTTTTTTCTTCAATTATTGAATTAATTCTTTTTTCAAGTCTCATTTGAGCTGGACGGCAAACCTGCTCTTTAAATGTTTTATCTGCATCCCTGGCATTTGCCAAAGACACGCCTTCTGGAACACCAATTTTATTAATTGGAACTCTGTGTGCCAATAGAATTTCATCTCTATTTGATTGTCTATAAATATTAAATGAGGACTCTTGGGCACCAGCTTCAACTGGCTCCATTTTAAATTCAACTTTATTGTCTTGAGTGTCGGCTGGCAGAGGGATATATAGTGATCTATGGTTTTTACCCTTTAGTCCAACCTGGAAAAATTCAAGCAATTTTCTTTCTGACTCTGGAGAAAGCTTTGCTCCCTTTACGGTAATAATATATCTTGGGACAGCTTTGTTTTCAAAATAGTCTAAGTTATATCTTCCAGCAAATTCATTTCCCGCAAGCGACATTTGGGCTGCCACAATATCTGGGATTCCGTAATAGTTATTCATTGGAGTGTATTTCTTTAAATGAATAATTTCGTTTGGCCTATCTTCTGAATCACCAATTGGATTAATGGTTTCTGTGTCTCCAAAATTTCTAAAGAATACAGCCTTTCCATAAAGCAATTGCATAAATCCATCTCTAAGTCTTCTTACACGCATGGTTTTTGATGGTATATGTCCAATATACCCAATGTCTCCGCCTGTGGTTCTACCAATTTCAAGGTACCCGTTGCCAGTTGCCTCTAAGTCTGTATAAGCCTTTATTAATGTTTCGGTAAACGTATCTTCTTGATTTGTTGCATCTAGCCAGTCTTGAAGATCTTGCTTTAATTTATTTAATTTTCTACGAGCTCTATCTAGTTGCTTGTCATCTGTTATTGCATCAATTGCATCATTTGTTTTTCTTGTTTCCATAAAAGAATATCCGAGACCAACAATGTTTGCTACCTTAGCATTAATGGCTGCGTAGTTGTATGTTGAAACTTCATATATTTGAGAAAGGTATTCTAAATTATATACTGGCTGTACAAGGTCAAACATTGCATATCCAGTAACTGCTGATTGTAATAGATTTTGCTGTGTTGCTGCACCATCTTTACCAGTAAATGATTTTGAAAAATCTCTATTTACTTTTCTTTTAAAATTTGTTCCAAGGCCTCTTACTTTTTTAAGGTCATCAATACCAATTGCAAATGGGTCTACGTGTTCTTTTTCTTTCTTAAATGAGAATAAGTCTGAGCTATTTTTAACAGATACTTCGTATGCATCTTCTGGTCCGTCTTCTAAAAATTGTGTCATTTTACAGCTCCCCCTCTTAACATTGAATCTTTATACTCTCCAATATCTAATGGATCTGGAGTAAGACCCCATTTAAGCCTTTCGTTTTGATGCTCAAACTCTTCGTCATCAATTTTTCTTCTACCTGAAAGAAACTTAGGTTGACCTTCGTTAATTCCATAATGTCTAACAGAATCTGCGAGTGCGGCGATTTTAGATCTGTTACCTTTAGTTGATGTTATAGAAAGGAAATTGCCATCATCGTCGCCGATCCATCGGCCATCTGGCATTTCCCATACGTATATGCCTAGACGTGTCTCTTCAATAACTTGACTTTTTTGATTTAAGATTTCCATATGTTAACCAGTTTACCATTATTCTCAACAAAAGTCCATCTTCTGTACCAGTCTATGACAATATTTTAAAAATATTGCAGGCTAGACGTCAAAAGATCTTGTGAAGTAGGCTGTGTTGTCTAGGCCAGTAGCACTTTCTGAGAAAGTTATACCTGGGTCTTGTACGGTAAATGAATTTTCTGAGCAATACAGCTTATAATTCTTTAGAGCCTCTGGGGCCGTAAATGGGGTTTCATAAAATGCTAAATTGCTATAGGTATTAGATCCACCATATTCCGACCCGCTCTGGTTCTGATTTAATTTAATATTTGTAGCGCCTGCGTTTAGTACTATTAAAATGTGATGAGATACTCCGTTTAATAAAAATTGGGATACGTTGGTGGATGTAGTTCTATTTACTCCATTTACATATATTGCACTAATTCCATTTTTTGTTATTACTCCGCTATTTGTCCAGCTTAGAGAAGCTGAGGCTGATGAGAATAAAATATTTTTTCCTTCTCTTGGAGTAAAAAACATCTCTATTGTTCTTGGCTGTATTGGGAGGTCTACTGAAAAGCCGTAACCAGATTGCATAGTCAATCCATTATATTTATTTTGCATTCTTACTGGGTAGTTATAATAACCCAATGAATAGTCGTAGTCTGAATATATTTTGCCTCCACCATTATCAGAATAAAAATCTTTATTTGAATATAAGTCAATTTCTAATTTATCAAAGAAAGGGAGGTCAAAAGATGAATCTAGGGTAGTCATTGTTACACGAATGTCTAGTATTGGACCAGATAGGTCTTCATTTTTATTATAATATGGAAGAGCAGAATTGTTTTTACATACTACCCATGGCTGCCCTGGAACTTTAGCTTCTACTAAAATATTTTGTACATCTTGGCCATAAGATATTCTAGAAGAAACAATGTTTTCTGGGTTTGGCACATAAAGTCTTTCTTCAAATACAAAGGTTTTTGTTTCTACTAATTCTGTTTGGGCAAATTCTATTCTTTTATAAGTTGGATTATAATATGCATCTCCCGAAACTATAGAATCTAAAGATTTAGATCCAGGATATCTATATGAGACTGCTGGTTTTAAAAATACAGAATTTAATGAAAAGAATATACCGTTTTTAGAATAAACAATTTGTGAATATTTAGTCTCTTTATACCCAGCTAAATAATGTGATAAAATTTTTGTGTCTTCTATTTCATAATTATATACTGCTGCTGAATCTACTAAGAACCTTTTACCAGTATTTGCTGGACCAATTTTAGGAGTCATAACTGCATTTGTAAATTTAAAGCCCGCCGTAATAAATTTTTCAGAAGCCAGAGATCCGTTTATGTACAAAGATATTTTATCTTTAGAAAATATTCCCACTATATGCATTACTTTGGTCTTGGCCACTTTAGACCATATCTTTTCTTGATTTGTGCACTTAAATATTACATTTTCATTTTTATAAAATAGGCCTATGTTATTTGTTGCATCTCCAATGATTAAGTATTCTGATAGGTCAGAAGGATCTGGACTAAACCATATTTCAAATGCGAATGGATTGTCTGGGCTTTTAGAATTAGCAATCCCTAAAGCTTTTAAAGATAGATCAACGTTTTCATTAATTTCAGTTCCTCTAATGCCAGATCCTACTATTGGAATAACTTCCATATCAGAAGCATCTATTGCATAGCCTTCCATAGAATTTCCAGAATAGTCTACAATTGGAAGTCCGCTAACTGCTGCATATGAAATTCCATTATCTTTTAAATCCTGATAGGTAGAATATAATGAAGTCAAGTCACTATATAGACCAGTCTCTCCAGAACGAACCTCATCTAACAAAAAAAATGCAAGTGGATTATCTTTTAAGACAGTATATTTATATGACATGTCTTACTTCTCTTCTAGGGCTTTGACTCTCGCTGTAAGCTCTTGTACTGCTTTAATTAATGGTGATATAAATTGATCGTACCTAAGTCCTTGCATAGAATCTTCTTGTGACATATCCATTTTTACCCAACCAGCAAAATCCCCGACACCAGATTCATCTAAGGCTTGTTTTACTTCTTGGGCAATAAGTCCATAATGTGTTCTTGATCCAGGAATAGAAACTATGTCTCCTTCGACAACTTCTTTGCCGCCTTCAACAAACTTATATTTTACGGGATTTAAATTATTTATAAAGTCAAGACCAAGCGGGGATGTAGCAATATCAGTTTTTAATCTTTCATCTGAAGTATTAATGGTTCCAGTATTAGAGTATATTGTTTTCCAAAATCTATTTGATGAAACTCCATTTGGTACATCTGTTGGCTGACCCATTGAATAAAGATTATTTGCAAAAGGATACCAGTTAGAATTTACTCCGTATCCAGAAGATGTTGGTATGTTTAAACTTATTGTTGTTGGAATTGGGTCAATTGTTGCGCTATCTCCAGGAATACCTTGAGGTCCAGTTGCGCCAGTTGCGCCAGTTGCGCCTCTTGGTATTGTAAATGAAAAAATAGCATTTGCTGTTGTTCCAGTATTTGTTACCGAAGCATTTGTTCCAGCATTGCCAGTTGTGGTTGTTCCAACAGCTATTGTTGCTGGGCCTTGTGGACCTACTGGTCCTTGTATGCCTTGTGGACCTTGAGGGAGAACTAAATTTAATGTTTGTGAAGGGCTGGTTCCAGTTATTGTTGCACTAGCAGAACCTCCCTCAACAACCGTTCCAATATTTAAAACATTGGATGGGCCAGGGCCACCAATAATTCCATCAACGCCTCTTGGTAATGTTAAATTTAATATAGCATTAGATGCAGTTCCTACATTAACAACTGATGCTGGTGTAGCGGCACTAACAGTAGTTACTGTACCTACCGCTAAGGTGCCTGAAGGGCCCTGTGGGCCTGGATTGGCGGCTATAAAGGCTGCAATGTCGGTGCCAAGGTTTCCAAGGTCTCTAGGGACGTCTGGGGTGTCTGTATAGTCTGGAAATCTCCAGCCATTTACTCCTGTACTCATTTTTTTATTATACCACCTATCTATTTAATATATATGTGTGCTGGGCTCATGTATCTAGTGCCAGACACAATAGGCTTTACTTCGTGAATATATGGCTCTTGTGATGGAAACATTATTAGGCTTCCAGCTTTTGGTTTTATAGTAACATTGTGATTTGGGAAACTAATCTCTCCACCCTCATAATCATCATTGACATATGCTACTAAAGAAAATGCTAAGTCTTTGTTGCCATCCTGTCCATCAAAATGTGGGCCCATTGATTGTCCTTCATTCCAGGCTTTTATTGGTATGCGATCAAGACTTAAATTATATTTATTTTTATCTAATTTTCTAGCGTCTAAATATCTATCAGTACACATTTGAAAGGCCATCAAAAAACTATTGGCAATATAAAGAGTTTTTTTATCTACTATATCTGATCCAGTAGTTGTTTTTAACGCAGATCTACTTATTGTTTTTGTTTTACCATATACCAGACTAGAATCATTGCTTGCCGTCCAATTTTCCCATTTGGATATCCTAAAATACGACTCTGGCTCTTCGTCTATTTTGTCTATAAAATCTTTTAAATGTTCTGGAAAGCTTAATGCATTTTCCCAGTACCAGATATCTGTTCCCAAAATTTTAAGATCAAACATTATAAACTGCTTAAACTCTACATTATTTTGCATGTTAGCCCTCTACTTCTGATGCTGGATACACTTCTCCACGGGGGGTTATTCTTAATCCTTTATTTCTATAGTCTTCCCACTCAATAGCCTCATCTGCTTGCATTGCTCTAACTTCAGCAAGCTCTGCCGCCCAAGCATCTCTAACTTCTTGTGGGTAATCACTTTCTTCTCTGTCGTCCCAAAATGATCCGAGGGTGTATCTAATAGATTTTTTAACAGTAGTGACCTCATGCATATTATGGAATCCGCCAGCAAATGTTACTAGAGTTCCAGTTTTTGGAGCAATTGTTAATCCATGCTTAAAGTTTAAAATACCATCTTCAAAGTCATCGTTTAAATAAAGAAAGGTTGCATATCTACTTCTAGTAAATGCTCCTGAAACTCCATCATTAGAAGTATTGTCTGAGTGCATATTTGCAAAAGCTCCTGGTGCCCATCTTTGAGAGTGCCAGCTTATCTGCGACATTTGTGCTGAATCTTTTCCAGCCATATCTGCAGTAGCATCTATAACTCTTTGTCTAAGATCTACAAAAAAATCTCCTGGTAAGCCACAGGCAATTGTGTCTGGGTCATTTAGCTCTGGAGTGCCTGATGAGTATGACTCATAAAATGAAATTGGCATCCACTTTAATTGTTCTTTTTCCATCTTAATAGCTAGAACATCAATAATTGATTTACATTCATCTGGGGTTAAAAAATTGTCATATTGCACAATATCTGGCTTGTGTCTAGTTATAACCATATCTCTTTCCATAATTACATCATTCCTTTTTCTGCTTTAGCATCAAATGGGACACCAAATTCTTTAGCATCAAATGGGACACCAAATTGTTTTTCATCATATGGGACACCAAATTGTTTTTCAACATGTTCCTCATATGTAACTGGAACTCCGTCATTGAAATAAACCATGTTTCTTTTATCATCGTATTCAATTCTTTGTTGCTCCATTTTTGCCCACTTGTAAGCACCAAATTTTCTTTGGTTTGCAAGCCATTCTTCTGTGCCATTATGAGGAGTCATTATAAAGTTTCTAACAAAAAATTTCTCATTGCTGTTAATTGTTTTTACCCCATGATAGTATGGCTCTGTTGATGGAAATACTAAAATATCTCCAGCCTTTGGCTTATGATTAATAAATTGCCCATCAATATAAAACTCTATATCTCCGCCATCGTAATCATCATTAATATACATTGTGCAGGTAATTGAAAATTTCTCCCCAGGCATATCTTTTTGTGATGTTATGTGATCTGTATGATATTGCATTGTAAGCTTACTTTTAAGATTATCAACTCCTGCATGATATTTAGAATAAGATGATCCGCTAAAACGCCAGCCTTCTGGCAATTTTATATTGTGTCTTTCTATGTAGTCCGCTATAACCTTACTATATGCCGATTCAACTTCTTCAACGAATGCCTTTTCTTTAATAAACATTTCTGTAGATTGAATTTCTGCAGAAACTTCTCTCATATCTTTTTTCTGAGTATACGTTCCAAAATGGGCCCAAGGATCCCAGGTCTTTAAAAAATACTTTCCTTCTGAAGTTTTTTCTGAAGAATTCATGACTTCATATAGTTGTGCTGGATCTTTTAAAACATTTCTATAAACATCAACTTTTGGGTACAGTTCTATATAGTCTAATTGGCTCATGGTTGTTTTTCTCCCGTATGTTTTTGTATCGTCCAAAAGAATGGAGATGTAAATCTATTTCCAGAGATTACTGGACGTACTCCATGTGTATAATTCATATCACCTGGAAAAAAATATGCTGCTCCTGCAACTGGCTGAAATTCAATTCCGTGCTGTGGGAAATATAATTCTCCGCCTTCATAGTCATCGTTAAAATAAAATAAGCCAGCCAAATCATACCAAGGAAAATCATTTGCTCTTCCTTTTTCTGGGCCAGAATGAAATTCTTTATCTGCATGCGGCTCTTGTCTGGCACCAACAGGCCATCTAACAATTGCTGGACCAGTTTCTTTTGCATCAACATTAAAAAATGCATCTACTTCTATTTTAAGTCTTGCTATCATGCTATAAATTAATTCTAATATCGATGGGTCTGACGCCATTAAAGAATTGTAGGTGCAAACTCTATTTTCCCAAACTGTGTGGTCATATAAAACTAGGCCATCGGCATCTCTATGGGTTTCTGTTATGTCCCAAATTTTATTATTAAGGGAAAAGTCCATCAATCTTTTACGCTCTTCTATTGTAAGGAAATCTTTTATTTCTACTATGTTATTTATGGAATTACCAAAAAATCCAGACGGAGTAATAGATTTTGGCTTTTGATCTTCTGTCCATTGGTTTGCTAGCTTCATTTATCTATTATATCATTTCCCTTGTTTAATTCATGATTGACTTTAAGCCTAATAGCTTTTACTTGATGACCGCCTAGGACATTTTTAAGGTGATCTACAGCATCTCTATAAAAATTAGACCAAATTGCTTTTCTGTTTAAATCGTAAATAACATTAGAATACTCGTTAGAGTCAAATTTAGGGTCTGGCAAAGACTCTACTTTATCAAAATTTATTTCTGAGTTTTGTAAAGCCTCTAAATCTATTGGTAGTATAGCAATTATTGGTGTTCCTGCTTTTATGGTAATAACTTCGTTTGGTTTAGTTATCATCCAGGCACATGGCAATTCTCCTCTAAAAAATGATGTACTCATTAAGGTTGTAAAAGGAACGGCACCGTCAATGAATAAATTTGGAACTGGCATAGATAGAAGACTTAAATTTTCTTCAGTAGAAAACATTAGGCCCGTATTAAAACTTACTGTTCCATTAGCTCTACCAGAATAAGCATACTTTTCACCAGACAAAATTTTAACGTGATCTGGAGTGCTGTCTGTTACGCCATCCCATATAAAAGATATATCTTCTGGAAAAGATATTCCCCAGCCAAGCTGGTTAGTTAGTCCTACTGGAAAACATTTATATGCATGAGATTCCCAAGTATTATCCATCCAATCTCTTTTAATTGAAAGAGGAAAAACTTCTCCGTAACCATTTCTTATTGTATAGGCTTTAATTTTATGCATACGAGTTTTTGCCAGTTTTTTCATCTTCTACTAACCATCTGGCTCGTGCTTCAAAAAATTCTTGTCTGTGAGCATGATCATTATAATCAAGCATTGTTACAATAGAAAACTTCATGCCATCTTCTACTGGCATTGCTCTATGCGAAAATAGATAGGTAGATGGGAAAATATATAAATCGCCAGCTCTTGGCTTAATGTTTAGACCTAATTTAGGAAAAAATAAATTGCCTCCTGCATAATCGTCATTTACATAAGCAACTAATGATACTGTGGCACTATATGAAAATCCGTGGTCGGCATGCTCTTGGAAGTGTTGTCCTTTGCCGTATCTAATACAGTTCATAACTTCCCAATAATTCATCTTTACACTATATTTAGTACAATAATCTTGAACTGCTACATCCTGTGCTTTTTTTAAATCAGACCATAAATCTGCAACTAGTTTCTGGGTTTCATTGACTGGATTAATTATCTCTCCAATTTTAATATCTTCACAGTCTCTATATGATGGTCTTTTTTCACTATACCCAACAAAACCAAATGTCCAACTGTATCTGGAATCTGCCTCTTTATCAGCAGAATTTCCTATTGCGTTTAATCTATTAATAACGTCTAAATCTTTTTTAATTACATCTCTGTATACCCACACGCCTGGGAAAAGCTCTTCCTTTGAAGAAAATCCATATTGGTCATTTATAGTAGTCATGCCTTTATTGTATCATTTTGAATTTACAAATACAATAGCAAAAAGAGGGGGGCATTGTGTGCCACCCCTCTTTTATAGATATTTAAGCTATTACTAGGAAGGAATTAACGATAAACCATGGATTTGGAGATGTTCTAACATCGTACACGGTAGATTCTGTTTCACTCTTTTCAACTGAGGTTACTGGAGTTCCTTGGACTAGTCCATTTGAATCTACTCCTATGATTATTTCTCCTATCTCAATTTCTCCTGCATTCTTATAGGTAATACCATTTGAGGTTTTTACAAATAACGGCTGGGTTTCTGAGTAGTCTTTACCTCTGTAATTAAATCCAATTAGCTTTCCAGTTTTTTCTGTTATTGAAATAACTTCTGAATTTGTAAGCTTAACTGTTGATTCTAAATGTCCAGATGTTTTATTTGCGGTTATAGATTCAAGATTAATATTAGAGTTATCAACTGTTATTACTTGATCTCCAATTTTAATATCTTTAGCTTTTACCCATCCAGTATTGGTGAAAATAACTGATTCTGGTGATAAACACTTACCCTTAAATCCTGGTGGGGAAAAGAACCCTGGTGGGGCAAAGAACCCTGGTGGGGCAAAGAACCCTGGTGGGGCAAAGAACCCTGGTGGGGCAAAGAACCCTGGTGGAAAGAACGGTGGAAAGAACGGTGGAAAGAACGGTGCTTGAGTTGTAATATTAGCTGTATTTTCTGAAGCTGCTGACCGACCATTAGCATTATCTGCATAAACATTATAATACTGAGATGTATTAGCAGTATCATTGATGTTTATAGTTAGGGATGCTGTATTTCCACTTGTTCCATCATTACCTGCAACATAGTAGTTAGTTATTGCGGATCCACCATTTGCTGGTTGTGTCCAAGTAATTGTGTTTTGGTTAACTCCTGCGGTTGCGATTGGGCTTTGTGGAGCTTGAGGTACGGTTGTTGCAGTAATGCTATTTGAGGCAGCAGATGCTGCACCAGTTCCTACTGCATTTGTTCCCGTTACCGTAAATGTATATGCTGTATTTGATTGTAAACCAGTTACAGATATTGGAGAAGATGCTCCTGAAGCAGTATACGATCCTGGAGAGGATGTTACTGTAAAGGATGTAGCAGCAGGTGAATTTGCTGGCAAAGAGAACGTTACGTCGGCCCGTCCATTGTTATATGCACGACCAGATGGTACGTTTGTTGCTGTTACTGACTCTGGTGCCCGTGGCTCCAAAAAGTCATTTGATGCCTGTGCCTTTTTACCGAATTTCTTACCTACTGCCATTTTGAATCTCCTTTTTAACTATTTAAATTTGTATTACGCCATCAAGTCGCCGTAGACAACCCATGTATTTGCTGCTCTCTTAAAGAGAGTACAAGATGACCAGGTTGTACGAAGCTTTAGACCAGGTGTTGCGTTAACTGTAACTGTTCCTGATACTGGGGCAATTGTTACTTGTCCAGCTCCAGTTTGAAGAATATCAATAGATGTTCCGATTGGGAAGTCTAGAGTTGCGTCTTCTGGTATTGTTAAGGTTAGAGGTGATCCTGATCCCATTTCGATTAGATCATCTCTTTCAGTTAGTGATGAAAGTGTATATGATTCTGTTTTTGCAACGATTGGTGTTAAAGAATCTACCTTTAATCCAAGGCTGGTTGTTACTGATGCTGCAAAGTTTGCGTCATCTCCAAGTGCTTGAGCAAGTTCATCAAGTGTATTCATTGCTGCTGGTGCACCAGATATAAGTGCGCTTACCTGTGATGTTGCGTCTGCAATTGCTTCAGATTTTGCTGTTGCGATTGCTGAAGACTGTGCTGTTGATACTGGCTTATTGGCATCAGAAGTATTGTCAACATTTCCAAGTCCAAGTGTTGCTGGTGTTACTGCTGCAACCTCTGACTTAAGTGCTAGAAGTGCTGTATCTGCAATTCCATGAACATTTGTAGTGTCTGCTTCATGGGCTGAAAGAGCGGTAGCCGCTGCTGTAATTTGTGTTTGAACTGATGATGTAACTCCATCTAGGTATCCAATTTCTGTTGAAGAAACTGTACCAATTGATGTTGTACTTGGAAGAGTTACTGTACCAGTAAATGTTGGTGAGGCCAAATCTGATTTAGCTGCAAGAGATGCACCTAGTCCAGAAATTTTGTCTTGGTGAATTGCTGCAGTAGCACTTACATGATCATTTGTAATTTGAAGATCTGCAATTTTTTCTGCAGTTATTGCATCAACTGCAATTTTATCTGCAGTTACTGCACCATTTAGAATTTTTACTGTAGATATTGCATCGGTTGCTAAATCTGCTGTTTCTACAGAGCCTGCAGGAAGTGTTACTGATCCTGTTACTGTTAAGTTAGTTAAGCCGATATCTGTTGCTGTAAGGTTTCTAAGCTCAAGATCATCTAGGCCTCCTTGGCTAAAATTAATTGTAGTGGTTGGTGCATCGGTTACTCCTGTAAAGAGTTTCCATTTATTAGCAGATGCATCTCTTGCAAATCCTGTGTGATTAGCAACTCCATCATTGTGTTTAGCTACAAATCCTAGATCTAAAGCATTTCCTGCGTTGGTTGATGCTAATGCAATTAGTGGATCTTCTGTTGTAAAGTTAGCTGTATCTAATGTTACAGTTGTTCCATTAACAAAAAGATTTCCAGCTAATGTTAAATTTTCTCCTGATATGCTTCCACTTGTTGAAATATCTGTTGCTAGTCCTGTTAGCTTTAATTGTGCCTCTGGAATCTTAGTAGTTCCATCAAGAGAAGCAACACCATTTTGTGCTCCACGATCTGCAATTTCTAAGTATGTGCTTGCTGTTGAATTTGTAAGTCCAGTTACTGCTGCATCAACGTAGGCTACTGTTGCAACCACTGCTGAATCTACGCTAATTGTAATTGTATTTGCGCCATCATTATAAGTCTTTGTTAAACCTGCACCCATTGTAAGTGCTGTATTGATTGCGTCTTGTGAAATTTCTCCAATTTCAGGTGCATCTGCTGCTACGTAAGAAAGGGAATTCCATGCGGTGGATCCATCTCCAACTTTAATTTTTCTAGTGTTTGTTTCAACGCCTAGCTCTCCTGCTGCAAGTATTGGATTTACTCCAGACCAGTCTGTTGCTGATCCTCTTCGAACTTGAATTCTTACTGTTGACATTTTTTCTCCCTTTGTTACTTTGTATTAGATTATTATACCATTATTTATTTATACTAAAGTGCCTGAATCAAAAGTCAATTCGTACACTAAAGTGTCTGGGTATCCACCATTTGCATATTTATTTGCCGATGTTGAAACCCCGTTGCCTTGAACTGTATATACTGGTTGACCATTGTAATCAATTGCAAGACCTATATCCATGAAGCTTATATCTGGGGTTGCTTCCCAGTCTACGTTTCCAGAATCAAAAACCATTCCGTAAGTTGAAGTTGATGGGCTTCCGCCATCAGCAAATTTAGTTGCTGTTGTAGATACCCCATTAGCTTGAACTGTATAGATTGGCTCACCATTGTAATCAATTGCAAGACCTACGTCCATTAAATTGATCATTGTGTTTTCGTCTGGAACTTCTGAATTTAAAGCTATTGGCATCCATTGGCCATTTAGCTGAATTTGTAATTTATTTGTTACGGTATCAAATCTTAAGGGAGTAGACCCTAATACAACATTAGACTCAAACGTAGCAGTGCCTGCGACATTTAGTCCATTCTTAACTCTAAAATTCTTATTTACTGTTGCCATTTAAGTTCACATATCCCCTAAGTGTTTTTTGTGGGGAGATTTCAGGCTCTCCCCAGGCCGTTTATTTAATTATTTAAGAAGTGTTCCAGATACTTTAACTGTTGAGTTATCTACTGGAGTTACTCTTATTCGTACATTTGAACCTGATACGTCTGCTGTGATAGTTCCTCTTGATCCATTAGTTCCGACAATTGCATATTCTGTAACTGCTACATTGTCTGACGAGTCTAGTGTTATTAGAACCTCTGATACTTCATTGTGTGTTGCGTTGTCAATTTTAACAAGAACCTTGGCTGAGCGGTAGTCTGCCTTTGCCCACTCATAAGCTGTTCCAGCAACTGATGCCGTTCCAGATGATGAAGCTGCAAACTGCTTAGCTTGATCATTTACGTTCAATGCTGTAAATGCTGTTGTTCCGTTTTGCTGTGCTGTATTAGCGGCTGCTGCTGTTGCTTCTGCTGCTGCTTGCGCTGCGTTGGCCTTTGTGGTTGCGTCTGCTGCTGCAGTTGCTTCCGCTGCAGATTGTGCTGCGTTAGCCTTTGATGTTGCATCTGAAGCTGCTGCTGTAATTGCTGCAGATTCTGCTGCATCGGCTTCTGCTTTAGCGAAAGCTGTTGTAGCTATTTGAGTAGTATTTGTATCTGCTGCTGCTGTTGGTGCAGTAGGTGTTCCAGTTAAATCTGGAGAAGCAAGTGGGGCTTTTGTTCCCAAAGCTGTTGTAATAGTTGTTGTGTAATTAGCATCATCATTAATTGCTGCTGCTAATTCATTTAATGTATTAAGAAGGTCTGGTGCGCCATCTACTAATGTGCTTACTGCGCCAGAAATTGCTGTGTTACGATTTGAAACCTCTGTTGATATTGCAGATGAAAGAGCGGCTGCTGCTGTTGCTTCTGCTGCTGCTTGCGCTGCGTTGGCCTTTGTGGTTGCGTCTGCTGCTGCTGTAGCTACTGAAGCTGCGTCACCTGATACTCTAAGTGCTGCTTCTGCTGCTACTTTTGTAGTAGCGTCAGTTCCTGCTGCTGTAATTGCTGCTGCTTGCGCTGCGTTAGCCTTTGTAGTTGCATCTGATGATGCTGCAGAAATTGCTGCAGACTGAGCAGATGAAGCTGATCCATAAGCGTCAAATACGTTAGCCTTTACTGTAAGATTGCCTGCGCCATCGACTGCAAATGTTCCTGCGTCTACGGATTTTACAAGAGTAGCACCGCCAACAAGGTTGAGGATGTAAGCATTTCCGCCTGTTTCTGTAAGTATATTTTGACCATTGATTGTACCTGTAGCACCCTCAACTATAAGGCCTGATTTAATTCTAAAGTTTTTTACTACTGTTGCCATTTTATATGACTCCTCT